ACTACGAAACACTGTTTAGAGAAATAATTAAATGAGTAAATATAAACAAGCGCCTGAGTTTACAGTTATAAAAGATACCCGCGAGCAAGACGGTTACTATTTTAGTAAGTTTAATACGTGCGCTGGAATGGTTGACCAAAAACTAGATACTGGCGATTATTCCATAAAGGGACTAGAAGATAAAATATGCATTGAAAGAAAAGGATGCGTAGAAGAACTAGCTCAAAACTTAGGATCTAAGAAACATGCATTCCTAAGAGAGATAGAAAGAATGGAATCTTTCCCTCATAAGTATATGATACTAGAATTTGGCTTATCAGAATTGATTAAGTTTCCAAAAGAAACTAGGATACCAATCAAAAATAAAGGTTCAGTAAAAATAACAGGAAGGTATATGTTAAAATGCTTAATAGAATTTGAGTTATATAATGATGTTCATGTTCTTTTTTGCGGAGATAAGCATACCGCTTTTTTAACAGTTAGTAGTATTTTTAAAAGAATTAATGAGATGTATACCATTGGGAGAAAATCATGAATTACGGAGACAAAGACCTGTTATATGATCTTCATAACTATGGCGCTAATATAGATAGGCGTGAAATATTTCTACATAACTGCTATTCATCAGACGAGAATGAAAATCCCGGCGTAGAATATAAAATGTCTAATACCTTTCTAAAAAATATTAGAGCGCTAGAAACTAAATCTACAAGTCCTATTACTATTCATATGCATAGTGTTGGCGGCGAATGGTCTGATGGTATGGCTATATACGATGCTATATGTATGTCAAAATCCTACGTTACAATTATTGCTTATGGTCAAGCAGAGTCTATGAGTAGTATAATATTTCAAGCTGCTGACAAGCGGCTTATAACAACTAATACTTACTTCATGACTCACTACGGTTCTACTGATGCTGGAGGCGAATATTTAAGCGTTCAAAACTGGGCAAAGTATGAGAAGCATATATGTGAAGTAATGATGGATATATATACGCAAAGTTGTGTTGGCGGTAAGTTCTTTAAAGAGAAGTATGGTAATAAGCCACATCCTGATAAAGTAAAGACATATTTAACTAGAAAACTAAAGTCCGGTGATTGGTACATTACAGCAGAGGATGCTGTGTATTACGGCTTTGCAGACGAGATTGCTTATTCATGGTAAAGAAAAATACACTTAAAAATATAGACGAAGCATGGCTTGGCTTAGATGATATAGAGACTGAACTTTTCAATCCTATGTCCATGCTAAATCCAATGCAAGATGATTTTAACTTAAAGCTAGCATTCTTAATGACTAGACCTGAGTATCTTTCGTTTATTTGTAAAGAAGTTCTTAATGTTCAGCTACTACCATCTCAGGCGTTATTCTTAAGAGAAATATGGAACAGAAAATTTCCCATGCTTATTGCTAGTCGAGGCTTTGGTAAATCGTTTATGCTTTCTCTATACGCTGTGCTAAGAGCTTTAATACTACCTAAGAGAAAAGTAGTTGTTGTAGGAGCTGCTTTCAGGCAGTCCAAAGTTTTGTTTGAATATATGGAAACTATATGGCGAAACTCACCTATGCTTAGAGATATATGCGATGGTGATAGTGGTCCTAGACGAGACACTGATAGATGTACTCTTCGTTTGAATGAAAGCACCGTAACTTGCCTACCTCTTGGTGATGGTCAAAAGATTAGAGGTCAAAGAGCTAACGATATTATTGCTGACGAATTTGCATCTATACCTAGAGAGATATTTGAAAATGTTGTAGCTGGTTTTGCAGCTGTTAGTGCTGACCCAGTAGAAAACGTAAAAAGAGTTGCTGCGAAGAAAAAATCTTTAGAATTAGGCATAGATTTTGAAGAAGAACAAAGAGAAGTAAAGAAAGATAATCAAATTATTTTATCCGGTACAGCATACTATGATTTTAATCATTTTGCTACATACTGGAAGAAATGGAAATCTATTATAAAAAGTAAAGGCAATGGTGCAAAGCTCAGGGAAGTATTTGGTGATGAGGTTCCAGAAAGTTTTGATTGGACTCAATATTCTATTATACGTATGCCTTATGAATTGCTGCCTAAAGGTTTTATGGACGCAGATCAAGTTGCGAGATCTAAAGCCACTGTACACACAGGCATATACCAAATGGAGTATGGAGCTTGTTTTACTAGAGATAGTCAAGGTTTCTTTAAAAGATCTTTAATTGAGTCTTGTGTCGTTTCAGAAGAAAAGTCAATCAAAGACTCAGACGGAAACATAATATTGTTTGAATCTACGTTGATGGGCAGTAAAGATAAACAATATATATTTGGAGTTGATCCAGCGTCAGAGGTTGATAATTTTAGCATAGTTATATTAGAAATTAATCCTAGCTACAGAAAAATAGTTCATTGCTGGACAACTAATAGATCGGAACATAAAGAGAAAGTCAAGAAAGGTTATTCTACTGAAACTGATTTTTACGCATATTGTGCTAGAAAAATTAGAGATTTGATGAAACTGTTTCCATGTATACATATAGCTATGGACGCTCAGGGTGGAGGTATAGCGGTCATGGAATCACTTCATGATAAGGATAAGATAAAAGAAGGAGAGATCGCAATATGGCCCACTATAAACGATGATAAAGAAAAAGATACTGATGGTGAAAGAGGATTACACATATTAGAAATGTGTCAATTTGCCAAGTATGAATGGCTATCTGAAGCAAATCATGGTCTTAGAAAAGACTTTGAAGATAAGGTCTTACTGTTTCCATTCTTCGACGCTGTTAGTCTAGACATATCAGAACATCAAGATGATATAAAAAATAGAATATTTGATACTCTAGAAGCTTGCGTATTAGACACAGAAGAGTTAAAAGACGAGTTAGCCATGATCCAAATGACACAAACAACATCTGGCAGGGATAGGTGGGATACGCCACAGGTTGTCGTAGGAACCGGCAGGAAAAGCAAAATGCGTAAAGATAGATATTCTTCTTTGTTAATGGCTAATATGGCTGCTAGGGTTTTACAGAGGACTCCTACTCAAGCTGAGTATCAATTCTATGGCGGTTTTGCTACTGGTGGTCATAAACCTAAATCAGACGGTAATATGTATAATGGTCCCAGCTGGTTTTCAGATAACATGAAAGATGTGTATTAATACATATACAATCCAATTACATTTCAATTGAGGTAAAAGATGAGTCAAGAAAATATGATAACTTGGGAAGATGATGACTTTAATAGCAAGGCAGAAGCTTTGTCTAAGTTTTCTGAAAGCGTTGATTCTTACTCTGGCCTAAACAAATCTCAAGGTTCGGCTTACAGGCACTTTATCGACATTGAGCCAAATAGATCTGTAAGACCGGGATTCAACCCTAGCGATTATCATGCGTTTCGTCCAGACGAAGCAGTCCCAAATCAACATCGCAAAATTATTAAGATGTGTATGGACGCTTACGATAAGGTTGGTATAATCAGAAATATTATTGATCTTATGGGAGATTTTGGTAGTCAAGGTATACAGATCGTTCATAGAGATAAGAGCGTAGAAAAATTCTATCACCAGTGGTTTAGAAATGTAAACGGAAAAGAAAGATCAGAACGATTCTTAAATAATTTATATAAGACGGGGAATGTTATTGTACACAGAAGTTACGCAAAGATTACGCCGCAACTTAGAGATTATATGAAAGCCTTGTCTTCTGATATAAAAGTTGAACTTCCAAAAGCAACAAAAGATGAGATACCTTGGAGGTATAATTTCTTCAACCCCTTAACCGTAAAAATGAAAGATGGTGAAATTTCTTTGTTTATGGGTAAACAGAATTATACCCTTACTACACATTCGTTCTTTGACAAGTTTAAAGCTGGAGATATTCCAAATCACGTTCTAGAAACTCTCCCTCCAGCGATTAAGCAAAGCTTGATGCGTGGAGAGCGAGACATCCCTCTTGACCCTGAAAGACTAGGAATCTTCTATTATAAGAAAGACGATTGGAAGCAGTGGGCAAACCCTATGATTTATGCCATTCTAGATGATATTATAATGCTAGAAAAAATGAGACTTGCAGACCTCTCAGCTCTAGATGGAGCAATATCTAATATTAGACTTTGGACTATAGGTAGTCTTGATCATAAGATTTTGCCTAATAAATCTGCTATTAATAAATTAAGAGATATCTTAGCCAGCAATGTTGGTGGAGGGACTATGGAGCTTGTGTGGGGACCAGAGCTTTCATTTCAAGAATCAAACAGCGAGGTATACAAGTTTTTAGGATCTGAGAAATATACTTCTGTACTTAATAGCATATATGCCGGATTAGGTGTTCCTCCAACTCTTACGGGAATGGCTGGCAATGGAGGTGGATTCACAAACAACTTTATATCACTTAAAACATTACTCGAAAGACTTCAGTACGGAAGAGACTTACTTACTAAGTTTTGGGAAAAAGAATTAGAAATTGTAAGAAAGGCTATGGGTTTCAGATATAAAGCTCACATTCAATTCGATCAAATGACTTTATCTGACGAAACTGCTGAAAAGAATCTTCTCATACAACTTGCTGACAGAGATATTATTAGTCATGAAACATTACTTGAACGATTCAAGGAAATACCTCAGATTGAAAATATCAGAATTAAAAGAGAGCTAGCTAAACGTGAGGGTTCAGGACCAGATAAAGCTGGACCATTTCATCCACCAGCTCCACCAGAGCAAGAGCAGGAAACAAAGCCAGAAGCTCCTGCCCCCGTTGATCCACCTTCTAAAGACGACGAGACTGTTGACGTTGATCTGAAGAACGCTAAAGATGTAGATGGAAGACCTATGTTTAGTAGAGATAAACAACCAAGAAAGAAACGTGTAGAAACACCTAAATCTAAGCCCGGATTGGCTAGCATTATAGTATGGTCTGAAAATGCTTGGCATAGTGTTTCAAACATTGTTACTAATGCTTACTTAAAGTCTAACTCTAAAAAGAACTTAAGACAGCTTACTAAAGCTCAGGTAAAAGATTTGGAACAGTTAAAATTAGATGTGTTTACAAATTTAGAAATTGATGATTCTGTGAACGAAAAAACTGTCTATTCAAAGATTAAGTCAGGGGTTAGAACACCTTCAGATTTTACAGATAATTTAAATTCTAATAATATCAATATTGATAGCATGACAATTGATAATTACAGAGCATATATCTTAGGTCTATTTGTGGAACGTCAAATCGGCTAATACATAAATTTTTTGATATTTTGTGTATAATGTTGATGAGGGAGATATATGAAGATACATCAAGCAGAAATTAAAGACGGTGTGGCTGATATTGTGCAAAATAGCGCAAGTTTAGCCTATTGTATGCCAGCAACTCTTTGTGAGCATGACGAGGCAGAACAATTAGTCATCGCAGAAAAAATAAAAGCAGATAGTGGAAACCCTAAACAGGTTGACCTATTTTATCTCAAGTCCGTTCTTGTTTCAACAGGTTGGAATAAGAATGACGATGTGTTTGACGCAGCTTCTACTTGGGCTGCTAGAAGCACACCGGAAGACAAACAATTCAATCTTATGCACAATGAAAATGATATCATTGGACATATAACCGGGAGCTATGTTGTCGATAAAAACGGCAATAGGATAGAAGACGATACCCAGCCGGATGATTTCGATATTATCACTGAGGCTGTGTTATATAATAGTTGGACAGATCCAGAAAATAGACAGCGCATGGATCAAATCATTGCTGAAATTCAAGAAGGCAAATGGTTTGTTTCTATGGAATGCTTATTCGCTGGTTTTGACTACGCACTATTAGATGAGCAGGGTGGTGCAAAACTCCTAGAACGTAATGAGGGGTCTGCATTTTTAACAAAGCATTTACGCGCCTATGGTGGTAATGGAGAATATGAAGGCTACAAAATTGGTAGATCATTAAGAGATATTTCTTTTTCTGGTAAAGGTCTTGTATCTAAACCAGCTAATCCAAGAAGTATTATACTTGATTCTAGCAGAGCTTTCTCTCTAAATAACACAAACATTTTAACTAGTTTTCCTAAAGGAGATGATGACATGTCAGATATTAATCTTTTAGAGAAGCAGCTTGCCGATGTTCAATGTGAGCTAGCATCTGCTAAAGAAGAGAATACAACTCTTCGAGCTAAGGTTGAAGAAGTTACTTCAAAAGAAGTAGAAGAATCAATCGCAAAGCTTGAAGAAACTCTCGCTCAAAAAGAAGAAGCTATCAAAGCTTTTGAAGCGAGTATCGTAGAAAAAGAAGCTGCTTATACTGAGCTTCACGAATCTTTAGAAGCTAAAGACAAAGACTTCAAAGAAAGAATGGAAGAACTCAAGAAGATGAAGAAAGAAAAGAAGACTGAAGCTCGCAAGGCTGCACTTCTCGATCTTGGTTTAGAAGCTGAAGAAGCTGAAGAATCGCTCGCTTCTTATGATGAACTCGACGATGCAACTTTTGAAACTGTCTTGTCAGCAATGACTAAGATGAAAAAGGTCGCTACGAAGAAAAAGGAAGAAGAAGCAAAAGTAGAAGAAGAAAAACCAAAGGCCAAACCAAAGGCCGAAGAAACTGAAGCTGAAGAAGTAGAAGCAGATAAAGCTGAAGCTGAAGCTGAAGAAGCATTAGAAAGCGTCGAAACTACAGAAGCTACTCTTGTAGAAGCTACTGAGACCGACGAACTCGAAGCCACCAGAGCGAGTGTCGCAGAATGGCTTGAAAACAACGTACTTAGTAAGTAATTAAAGGAGATATAAACATGGCTCTAAAATCAGATAGATATGAACTTCAAACTGACATTAGCTTTTTCTATAATGATGGAACAGCTACTCGTGGTTGTGCTGTAGTTCATGACTCAACGGCTGGCTCTGGCGCAGCTATGGATCAGGGTGTTAATCTAGTGAAGAAGGCAACTTCTGGTAATCCAGTTGGAATCCTTATGAACGATGTTGTTAACAAGGATTTAACCCGAACGCATCTTAATCAGTACAAAGATGAAGTCCAACAGGGCGGTAAGGTTACTGTTCTTCGTAAGGGTTACGTCGTAACCAATGCCATTGACGGTTCACCTGTAGCTGGATCAGGCGCTTATGTAAGCGGCTCGGTCGCAGGAAATGTTTCAATGGTCGTTTCTGGTACTAAGATCGGTGCATTCCTCTCGTCTAAAGACGAAGATGGTTATTGCAAGGTCGAAGTTAACCTTCCCTGAACTTAAAACAATCTAAAGGAGATTTAAACATGCCAATTAATGAAAGACCTAGTGATGAATTCATCACTCTCCTGCGTAAGTCAGGGGATGCAGATATCAACGTAGCACAAGCAGCACAGCGTGAATTCGCTAAAGCTCTTGAGTTACCACTTCGTAAGGGTGTCCTTGTGGGTAACATCCTTGGTAATATTTTCGAGACTATTAATGTCGAAGCTGGATCAACAACTGAATTTCCTCTTGACTTGGTAAGCCCCGGTCTTGAAGGAGAACATGTCGCTTATACGAATCCCGGTCATGGTAGAATACCAGAACGGGCAGTTGAAAGCGATTACGTCATGATTCCAACGTATAACATTGCATCTTCAGTAGATTATCTTCTACGATATGCTAAAGAAGCACGTTGGGACGTAGTTGGTCGTGCCATGCAAGTCATGGAAGCTGGCTTCGTTAAGAAGATGAATGATGACGGATGGCATACGCTGCTCGCAGCTGGTGTTGACCGTAACATTCTCGTTTATGACGGTGACGCAACAGCCGGTCTCTTCAGTAAGAGACTTGTCTCTCTCATGCAGACCGTCATGCGCCGCAATTCTGGCGGCAACAGCGCTTCTGTTGGTCGTGGTCGTTTGACCGACATGTACGTTTCACCAGAAGCACTGGAAGATGTTCGCAACTGGGGTCTTGACCAAGTTGACGAAGTAACTCGTCGTGAGATTTATACGGCTTCTGAGGATGGCGCTCCCATCACGCGCATCTTTGGTGTAAACCTTCATGACCTTGACGAGCTTGGCGAAGGTCAAGAATATCAAACCTTCTTCACTGGTGAGCTTTCTGGCAATGTTCAGTCAAGCGATCTTGAGTTGGTTATTGGTCTTGATCAGTCAAGCAGTGATAGCTTCGTAATGCCTGTTAAGGAACAACTTCAGGTTTACGAAGATCCTTCTCTCCACCGTCAGCAAAGAGCTGGCTACTATGGTTGGGCAGAGCTTGGATTTGGCGTTTTAGATAATAGAAGAATCATCCTCGGATCATTCTAGTCTATTTTTCTAGGGTTGCACACTAAAGCCACCTTCGTTATCGGGGGTGGCTTTTTGTGTATATATAGGTAGATCTTTCCAATTTTCGCAGGACTTCTACGGGAGAACAAAAATGGCTGCTATTTCAGATTATCTAGAACAACAGTTGCTAGACCATATCTTTAGAGGTACTAATTTTGCAAAACCAGATAACATCAGTATTGCCTTAACGTCTAGTGTTGCTAAAGATAATCAAAATGGCTCTAACATACCAGAGATTCCCACTGGGATTACTGTTGGTGCTTCAACTTTATCTACAAATTATAGTAGACTTTCTCTTGGCGCTCCAAGCGAAGATGGAAATTCTAAATGGTTTGACGTAGGTTTAGATACAAATACAACATATCAAGTATATATACCAGAAAGTGGTAACGTATATTTTTCCAATAACGATGGTGAAACTTTCAGCACATCTGAACAAGATGGTTATTGGTATCCTCTTTACGCTGCAAATAGTGGCGATAGCACAGCAACTACTGCTGCTAAGTTTAGAGCTGACAATTCAGACACTAATAGTCAAAGTTATATTTTCAGGTTTGATGAACACCCCGGAGTAAACTTCTACAGTCCAAGAGTGGGTGTAAGTTCTGGAGTAGCGGAAGACGGTGGCAACTTAGCATACGAAGGAAACGGTTTCATTAAGAATCAAAGTCAAATTATTTTTCAACCAGCTTTTAGAGATTGGGGTTTTGTCTCTGGTGTAGCAGTTATAGACAACAGTACGTTTGGAGCTGGCAATTTGCTTATGTACGCACAGCTTAGAAATCCACGTTATATCTACACAGGAGATCAAATAAAATTTGATGTTCGTTCTTTAGAAATTAGCTTAACATAACCCTAGTTAACCAAAGGCTCTAAATAATGATTATCTCTAAGCAAGAGCTAGTAGACAATATCAAGAGAGAGATTTCAGACAATTCTAAGGGAAACATCACACCTTCTGATATTCGTCATAATCTTCTAGATGTAATAGACTCTGTACATAATTTGACAGAGCTTTCTGATCTTAGCTCTAAAAATTTTGATACTTTAAAAGGCAGTCGAACCACAAGAATTGGTAGTTTTACCCTTGACAATTTTCGC